TGCATGACTTGTTCGTATGTGTATTCAACCATATCTCAGCCTATTACTCAGGTGATGGGAGCATGTTGTCCCGATAGTAGTTTGGGTCACCCCATTTTTGTATTAGCGCACGATCTTGGTCTGTTTGCACAACAGTGGGTTGACCGTTTGCCGCGCCGCTCGAAACACCTTTTTTCTCTAGCGCATTTTTAAGTGATCGGTAATCAGCAAGTAGGCTCTCAATCCCGCTTCGACTTGCTCGTGCCTCTTTAACCTGCTGCGCGGATGCACCGCCGCCTCCACCAGCAGCTATCTCTACGGCAGATAGCGTTTGTTCAAGCATGTCCACCATTTCGGTTGCTCTCTGCAGGGCTGCTACTGGACCAGTCGAAAGCTCCGATGGTGATATGGTGAACTTTTGCTCAATTATCTGTCTGGTGAAGTTTGATGGCTTTCCCTCAACATCGATGCCAGACATGAGAATTGTTCTGGCCTTCAAATTATCAAGCGCAGCCTCCACTTCTCCAGCTTCGCCAGCGACCTGACCAGCGCCGACTGCATCTGTAACTTTATTCAGTATACTTGACGTCCATCCACGCACACCAAGGGCGGAAGAAATGTCAAGACCCTCAAACGCCCCGCCATCGCCTGCTGCGGGTTCCGCTTCAGCGACGGCATCTGCCACTGAGCTTGGGAGTTGCCCCACAGTAGCACCTGTGGCTTTGTTGATGACAACGGCATTTCCCGTAACTGGGTCTCTGCTTGTCACCAGTACACCCTCTGTTATGAGGGTGGCGGTATTACGATCCATGCCAGTATCAACTAATCGCTGGATGCTTCTTTCTTTTTCTGATGTTTTAGGCACCTTGGTCATTTGCTCCAAATAACCTGCAATACCTGCTCCAACAGGTAAAACGCCAGTGGACGCAGCTTCGTAATACTGCTGAGCCAACGCATCACCCGCATCTGCACGCTGCCTTAAAAATTCAAGGCTCTTGTTGCGCTGACGCTGCTCTTTAGCCTCAGCCCTACGTTCCTTGCCACGTGCCTGTATCCCAGCAACCATAGGTGCAAACGCACGCGGGTCAGAGCCAAGCAATAGACCCATCTTTAGTCGATCACGAAAATCATCACTTAACCCAAGTGCACCGCCTATGCCCTGCCCACCAAGTATGCCACCAAGTAAGCCTTGTGACTGCTGAGGTTGTGTTGGTTGATCTGCCATAGACGCACCGCCTTTTCCACCAAGTATCTTGGCAACATAGTTTTGTGTTTCTGTAATTTTAGGAATACCGTTCGCCTTAGCGACACGGGATGGTCCAGCATTGTAAGCAGCCAAAGCTAAAGCAGGATCGCCAAAGCGATCTAACTGCTGCCTCATATAACGCGCGGCACCCTCTAAGTTTTGCACTGGATCAGTTGGATCAACACCTAGCTCTTTTGCAGTTGCAGGCATTAGCTGCCCTAAACCAATAGCCCCCGCAGAGCTTACGGCTGCGGGGTTGAATGCGCTTTCTGCTTGGATTTGCCTGACAAACATATCAGGGTCTAACCCATACTTTTGCGCAGCTTGATATGCTAGGTTGCGATAGTTCATGCTAAATAAGCGCCGTTAGTAGACCCATAGGATTAAATGGTGTGGTTTTTGCCTCTGTCGTAGATTTCGGAACTTGAAGGCCACCAAGAACACCTTGCATTGCACCCAATCCCTGAAGCGGTGCACCTGCCGCGCCATAGTATTGCTGACGCGCCGCATCAATAAGCTGCTGCTCAAGCTGACGTTGGAACGCGCCTTGCGCACCGATTGCTGCTTGTGTTTGCTGACCCATGCCAAATAACTGACCGCCAACTCCAGACAAGCCACCCGCACCTGCCTGCTGAACTCCTGCCGTGCGGAATGCTGTATCCATGGCTTGCTCATAAGCACGCTGACGTTGTTGCGCTGCAATGTCTCCAGCCATGCGACCATATTCGCCAGCCATAACGCCCTCAGCTACACCATGACGTGAGCCACCAAACGCGCCAGCTTGTGTGGCCTGTGCGCCTAGTTGGTTTTGCGACATTTGCTGTTGGCGCATAATATCTTGCTGTGTGCGGTCAATGACCTCACTTGTGTATGGCGACATGTAAGGCTGAGCACTTGGTTGGAAGCCTGCTAGGTTGCCATACGTTTGCCCTGCTCCGCGCATTGCTGCGGCTGAACCTTGGAATACGTTTGTTGGCATTGTTGCCTGATTTGCTGATGCACCCATGATTATGCCCTATTCGTTAATGCGCTAAACAACTTCATGGTTGGTGAGTTGTTTACTGCGCTGCTAATGCCTTCACGTATGTTTTGTTCCAAACCAGATAATCCAACGCGGCTATCTGGACGCAACAAGGGGCGCAAGGGCGCAGAACCTGTTGGGCCACTTCCGCGACCTGTAGACATACGAGAACCCTCATCTCTATACTTAGCCTGACTATCTAGAAACGCCTGAACATCACTACGCATCCTTGGTGCCGCGCTTACAGGGGCAACGGGTGCAGGTGGCGTTAATGGCTGAGCGGCTGCGCCTGTGATCGGGTCAAACCCAGTCATACGAGCAAAGTATTCATATTGATCTGGACGCTGCTCTTTGAGGCGCTGCATGTCGGCAGTAAACATAGGGTAAGAGCTATACCCCGTCATGCCACCTGTTGTGACTGTAGGCATTCCGCCCATGTCTAGCTCTGCGGGAGCTTCCAAGCCAAACGCGGATGCCATAGACGCAACATTGCGTGCTGCCGCAGCTTCCGCTGGGTTAATCGCTGCAACGTCAATACCTGTGTACGGTAAACGCCCAACTTCATATACTTCCCTAGAACGCTTAATCGCTTCACGGGCTGCGTCCTCATACCAATCAGGTAACTTTGTTTCTTGGACCTGTCTACTGCTACTGCCGCCCATACTAAAACTCCAAATGCATTGTTATAGAGCGAGGCTTCCAGCCCACTTTCTCCAGAGGTTTCTGCCATCCCAAACGACCATCAAACGAAGCGAAGGAACAGCCCTGCAATTTTGCCCATTCTTTCACATTTTCAGTCATTTGTAAAATTTCATCCAATTCGCCGCTCGCGAGGAACACATGCAAGCACTTTGTGTGATGGTATACCACTATTTCAGTCAAAATGCACCCACGCTCTGCAGGCCATAATTGCATCTTACCCTCAGCGATACCACGTGTTATTTCATCCCACGTATTTAAGTTCCCCGACCTATCAAGAGCCGCCTCAAGCCAAGGGCGGCAATGCTCTATCACATCTATCTTTTCATGCTTAGCCATGTAACCTCGTAATCGCGATTGTTGATGCGGGCGCGGCTGGTGCGAACGCTGTTGCCGCTGTCGCATCCAAAAAACCAGAGGTACTATCTACGGCCCACATGGCTTCTAAATAATCGTTAGCATTTAAATCAAATATCGCAGAGCGTGATACAACCAAAACAGAGCCGTTTTGGTGCAGAGCGTTTTTCATCGTTGATCCCGTAACGTCAGTTCCGTTAATGCGAGGCCAAAACCAAAAGTTTACTGTGCTGCTAGACGTTGATGCAATTTGCGCGGAAAAGCTAATCATGTACTGACCAGCTTCAGCAAAGACAATGCGCGAGGCAGGTGTTCCATTTGTTACGCCCTCAGCGATGCTAGAAGTGTACGTTAAAGCGTACGCTGTGTTTGTGGCTGCTGCGGTCTGGTCTGTCGCGACTGCGCCAGCGTATTGACCATCCTCAAGCACGATCTGCACGAACTCGCCGTCCTTGGATACGACAGGATACTTATTCTCGCGATCCCACAAGATAACCCCATCCTCTGATGGATTATCATCAGCAGTCTTTTGCCCCAACTTCGCAAGGTTACGCTGTAAATATGAAGATAGCTGCCGCCCCCACTGACGCAGGTCTGGGCCAACAGGGGGTAAAATGGGACTTGGCACTAGCGTCTACCCCCAGCACTTGTGTCAATCCGCATGTTGCCGACCTTCCATTGCGTGGCCCGCTGTCCCTCGACACGCATCCGCAACTGACGCCCAGAAAAACGCACACTTGTGGGATTGGCAGGTGTGAATGGCCCATGAGTAGTTTCAGTCGCGTTTGGATAAAACCGCGTCTTAAATGTTAAATCTACGTCACCCTGCGTAATTTCATCTGGGATCACCTTTGTCACCCGCGCAATCTGATCTCCAGTACCAATGCTAATTGGCCCAGTTTCCGCAAATGTCGTTGCGCTGTCAAAGTTATAACCAACTTCGTGATCGTAAATGTCGGTATCTGCATTATGACCCGCCATGAACGGATAACGGAACACGCCACGCTGAACACCTGATGTGCGGGATAGCTCACCGATTAACCAGTGGTTTTCTTTGTAGTCAAATGCAACGTAACGATCAATTTCTGTGCTATTAGAAGAACAGTAGAACCACCAGATTTCACCGTATTGACCATTTGCAACCGACCAAACTTTTGATTGCTGCGCTACGTTAAAGTCGCCAAACACATAATCGTGAACGTCACACGGTATTTCTGAAACAGAGTTACCATCAAAGCGAAAGAACCCGCGCTGCCCCATCCAGAAAACACCAATGTCCACGTCTGATGCTGACTTGCGCGAAATCGCGCCACAAGATGTTCCTACGCGCTCAAAACCATAAACGTATGGTGGGCCTAGATAACGTGCCGTATGCGCGTCTGTGTCCGTTATAATGAGCGTCTGGCCTCGTGTGCGGATACCTTGCATGATTTGACCAGATGTTTGCAAGTCAATATCGCCAGCTTCGTTTGTTGCTGCGGGTGTCCAAAGCGTATTATTCTCACGGTCACACCATTGAACCTTACGAGGATTGCCGCCCGCGCCTAAAGCAAAGACAAAACGCTCCTCTGTGACAACTAAGCCCAAGTTGTCTGTGGGTGCGTTAGTGATCGGAGCAGCATTTGATGCAGTGTTTAACTGCCATTCCAACAAGCGACCATCATCGTAGTGACAGGCAACAAGGTATTCACCCCAGTTGTCTAGCGACCATGTTGTAGCCTCTTGCGGAACGCTGTTTTCTGATGATTGAATAGGTTGACCGTAAAAGCCATATCCGTAAAAACCGCCGCCATAACCTGTATTGGTTGCCGCATCTTCGCGACCTGTAGCCAAATCAGTTGGTGTGATATCTGTAAGCGTACCACCGCCTGTCATCACAACTAGGGCATCGTGCGATCCGCCAGCCAACCAAGCATTACCAGCATTGGTTTCCCATGTGTGCATACCCCGCACTGGGTTTGTGCAGAAGGATGTTTTGCGCTCACGCCAACCACCAATCGGGCGCAAGCTGTTGTCACGCCAACGCACAAGCGATCCGTCACGCCATCGACCCGCCTGCTCCAAGTCAGTGCCGTTGCGGTAGAAACCTGCGGGTATATCTAGCGGTATTAATGTCATGCCACCGATCCGTAAACTGTGCCGTTGTTTGTGTATGTCGCTATAGCTGTACCAGAGATAGCTGCACCACCTGCTGCGCCACCACCGCCAGCAGCACCCCAGCCACCGCCGCCGCCTGTATTAGCCAATGAGCCAGCACTGCCAGCAGAACCGCCTGCGCCGCCGTTTATACCATTACCAGTAACCGCTGCACCGCCAGTCCCTGCGAGTATACGACCGCCGCCACCGCCGCCGCCACCGCCAGCGTAGCCGTCTGTGCGGTTTTCCCCGCCTGCACCGCCACCACCTGAACCACCGCCATAGCCAGCGCCACCCGTTGCGCCACCAGAATACCCAGCAGCGCCATTAGAACCAGCCTGCCCAACTGCGCCACCAGCACCTCCAGCGACAACATTCCTTGCACCGTTGTCTTCGCGTATACCTGTCCCACCAGCACCGCCACCAGCGCCACCGCCACCACCAGCTATTGCAGAATAAATACCAAAAACCGCACGAGCGCCACCGCCACCGCCGCCTGCTATAAAGGCTCCAGAGGCATTGGTTAGGGTCACGCCAGTAGCACTATTTACAAGCGCTGGGCCTCCCGCTGTAGCTGAAGCATCATGGCGAGCGCCGTTACCGCCTTTGCCTATTATGTAGCCGTTGTTAGTAATAGTAACTAAGCCGTTCAGACTGCTTGGTATAGTTAAAGCGCCAGTAGATGTGCTGTCTGACCAGATATAAACGCCAGACGCAATAGTGGCTGCGATAGGAGTTGTTCCATCCCATCCTAGCGCAGTTGCGTAAGTCGACAAGTTCATCTCTTGTTGATTGCTGGTAATGGTAAACGCAAATTCTGCTACAGCGCCGTAAAAGTTTGATAGGCTGATTGCGCCTGAAGTAGGCACATTTGTGTTGTTGCTAGTGGTATAGGCACCGCCACGATAATACTCAGACAGCGAAATAGGATTAGTGCCGCCAAACTCAGTCTGGATGTCGCTAAGGCTTATTGCACCAGATGATTGTAGGGCCATTAGACAGTTCCATATGCAGTGACGTTACCCACGACAGTTAAGTTGCCTGACGCATCTATTTTCATTTTATTTACACCGCCTGTCGCAAAGTACAAAACGCCTGCGCTTTCAGTGACAGTCCAATCCCCAAGATCAACTGTTGTCGCTTGCACTTGACCTGCTGATCCATAGACAACTGCTTTATTATTAACGACCGTGTTGGCGACTGATCCGTCTAGTAAATTCAACTCTGCCGCTGTAGACGTGACGCCATCTAAGATGTTTAGCTCTGCCGCTGTTGCAGTAACATCAGTCCCATTGACTGTCAGTGTACTAAGATCAGGTGCGATTGTGCCAGACGTGCCATTTACGCCATCGACAATCGTGTCTAGCGCCGTGTTGATCGTCGTGCCCCAAGTATCCTCTGAGCCGCCAACTGTTGGTTTAGTAATGCTGATTGCCATATTTCAATCCTTTGTTAAACGCACAATACCACGCTACGCGGCATCCGTCCATGTTTCGCTAGGCACGCTTTGCTCCGTCCAAATTTCCGCGTCAAAGTATTCTTCTTGCCATAAGAACCGCGCAGGGCCAACTTGCGGTGCACCACCAGTGACGTCTGCAGGCGCAATGTTGTGAACCTGAGTAATACTTGGCGCGTCAATAATAGGCGCAGAACCCGTAATCGCCGCGTCAAACTCATGATTTTGTGTGATTGTCGAACTATCAATGACGGGAGCGGAACCATCAATACTATTTGCTGTCAGCGCAAAATTAACAATCTGCGTAATTGTCGGGCTATCAATTACAGGAGCTGATCCATTAATGCTATCCGCTAACAGCTCAATTTCTCCCAACAGCGTTGGGCTATCAATTACAGGCGCTGATCCGTCAATCGCAGATGCCGTGATAGCGTGAACCTGCGTAATTGTTGGCGCGTCAATCTGCGGATCGTTTGCCGTAATCGAATTTGCATTAATAACTTGACCGATTGCGACTGTCGGGCTGTCAACCGTTGGCGCTGCGCAGGTAATAGCATCAGCAGTTAAGCTGTGAACCTGAGTAATGCTAGATGCATCGACCGTGGGTGCGCCAGAAGTAATACCGTCTAAACCGTATGCCTGTTCGGCAACAACCCCATCATCTGCTAGGGTGGCTGATGCTAAAGGGCTGAAGCCAAGCATGTGTTACTCCTACGGTTTAGTGGGCCAAGTTACGCTATATGGGAAACCTGCTTGTCCTGTTATATCACGAAGTTCTTGACGGTAGGTAGTCATTTCCGATGACATAGTTACATCTGACAAAGCCATCCAGTCAGTCTCTTGCAATAAGCTATCACGTTTAGCTCTTATGTTAGCTTCTGCCGTGGCTTGTTCCATGTTCTGCACAGTGTAAGATACTTCCCACTCGTTGCCGTACAGAGGTTGTCCTACCTGATCTGTATCTACTACACCTGTATCAGGGTCAGTGCAGTCAGCTTCAGTCTTCATACGGATGACTTCCCGTGTCGGTGTCCCCACTACAAGTGTCTGCACTAATGGATCATATGAAGGCTTATCTAATTCAGTAACCTCATAGACCCCATACCTACGCAAGATCGTGTTAGGTATCTGCGCAGGGAAAGAT